AAGAATTAGAAGTACATCTTCAAATGAATTTTAAACAATCTGTAGAAGTAGCAGAAGAAGAAGTTATTAATCAAGTTTTAGAAAAAAATAAATTTGACCTAACTAGAAGAAGATTAAGTTATGATTTAACTGTTTTAGGTATAGGTTGTGTAAAAACAAATTGGAATAAAGCTGAAGGTGTTAAAGTAGAATATGTAGATCCGGCAACTTTAGTTTATTCATATACTGAAGATCCAAATTTTGAAGATATATATTATGTTGGAGAAGTAAAGTCAGTTTCTCTTGGAGATTTAAAAATGCAATTTCCAAATATAACTGATGAAGAATTAGAAACAATACAAAAATACCCTGGCAATGCAGAGTATCTTAGAAACTGGAATGGAAGAGGCGATGATCTAACTGTGCAAGTTATGTATTTTGAATACAAAACTTATTCAGACCAAGTTTTTAAGATAAAAAGAAATGAATATGGTTTAGAAAAAGCGCTAGAAAAACCAGACACATTCAATCCTTTGTCTACGCAGTATTTTGAAAGAGTATCTAGGACTATAGAAACATTGTATAGTGGCGCTAAAATACTTGGACATCCAATGATGTTAAAATGGAATTTAGCTCAGAATATGACTAGACCAATGGCTGATACAACTAAAGTTAACATGAATTACCAAATATGTGCACCTAGAATGTACAAAGGTAAAATTGACTCTTTAGTGAATCGTGTAACTGGTTTTGCAGATATGATTCAGTTAACTCATTTAAAAATACAACAAGTATTATCAAGAGTTGTTCCTGATGGTGTTTTTCTAGACGTTGATGGTTTAGCTGAGGTTGATCTTGGCAATGGAACTAACTACAATCCAAGAGAAGCTTTAAATATGTATTTTCAAACTGGTAGTATTGTTGGTAGATCAATGACTCAAGATGGTGATCCTAACAGAGGAAAAATTCCTATACAAGAACTACAGAGCGGATCTGGAAGTCAAAAAATGTCTAACTTAATACAGACTTATCAGTATTATTTACAAATGATAAGAGATGTAACCGGACTTAATGAAGCTAGAGATGCTAGTGCTCCGGCTAAAGATAGCTTGGTAGGTTTACAGAAACTTGCGGCAGCTAACTCTAATGTAGCAACTAGACATATACTACAAGCCCAAATGTTTTTAACATTGAGAGCTTGCGAAAATATATCGTTAAGAGTTGCAGATTCTTTACAGTTTCCACTTACTAGACAATCTTTAATGAATAGTATATCTACATATAATACTGAAACTCTATCTGAACTAGCAAATTTAAATATGCATGACTTTGGTATATTTTTAAATTTAGAACCTGACGAAGAAGAAAAAGGAAAACTAGAAGAAAATATTCAAATAGCATTAAAGTCTGGTCAAATAAACCTAGAAGACGCTATAGATATAAGAGAAGTTAGAAATATACAATTAGCTAATCAGTTTTTAAAGTTTAGAAGAAAGAAAAAAGCTGAAGCAGATCAAAAAGCACAACAAGCCAACATACAAGCTCAAGCACAAGCTAACCAACAGACAGCTGAAAAAGCTGCTATGTTTGAAGTTCAAAAGCAACAAGCTACAGCTGAGACGCAAGTTCAAGTTGAACAGGCTAAATCGCAGTTTGAAATACAGCGTATGGAAATGGAAGCTACTATTAAAAAGCAAATACTAGAGATACAACATGGGTTTAATATGCAGCTTGAGCAAGCTAAAATGCAAAAAGATAAACAAAGAGAAGAACTTATTGAAGATAGAAAAGATAAAAGAACTAGAATATCAGGTACTCAACAGAGTCAAATGATAGATCAAAGAAAAAACAATTTATTACCAAAGGATTTTGAAACAACTAATCCTAACAACACGGGCAATATGGGTGTAGAACCTTTAATGCCGTAACACTATTAATTATTATATTATATTATGTCAGAAACAATCCAAGATAAAGAGGCACAGCCTTTGACAATCAAAAAACCAAAAAGACTAGGAGAAAACGCACCTGGTAAAGAATACAAGGTAGATTTAAACAAGAAAAAAGAAGATGCCATTCAAGAACAAAAAACAAATGATAGCGATGCTGTTGTCCAAAAAGACGAAAACAAAGAAAGTAGCGAAAGAGTGGCTGAAGAAGTACGGCCCACCGAAGAAGTAGTAAAATCTCCTATAACAGAAATAGAGCATGTGAATAAGGTAGAACATCCAGTAATTAAAGAACCAAAAGCTTTAACTCCTGTTGTACCTGAAAATATCCAAAAGCTTGTTGATTTTATGAAAGAAACTGGAGGAACTGTTCAAGATTATGCTAGATTAAGCACAGACTACTCTGAAGTAGATGACAATACACTTTTAAAAGAATATTACAAAAATACTAAACCACACCTTGATCAAAAAGAAATTAAGTTCATAATGGAAGATAATTTCAAAATTGACGAAGATGTGGATGAAGAGCGAGATCAAATGAAAAAAAAGCTCGCTTACAAAGAAGAAATTGCTAAAGCTAAACAGTTTTTAGAGGACACTAAAAATAAGTATTACGAAGAAATCAAGTTGAGATCAAACGTAAGCAAGGAGAATCAAGAAGCTATAGAGTTTTACAATAAACACAACAAAGAACAAGAAGTGGCTCAACAGAGGAGACAGGTTTTTGAGAATAAAACTAACAAGTTATTTGGCGAAGATTTCAAAGGTTTTGAATTTAACGTTGGAGAAAAAAGTTTTAATTATCAAATACAGGATGCTAAATCAATCTCTGAAGAACAAGCAAACCTAAGTACTTTTATTAAGAAGTTCTTAAATAAAGACGGAGAGATTGCGGATGCTAACGCTTATCACAAGGCAATTTATGCTGCTCGAAACGCTGATACTATTGCTAAACATTTTTATGAGCAAGGTAAAGCCGACGCTGTAAAAGATGTTGTAGCTAAATCTAAAAATATAAGTACAGACCCTAGGCCTCAAGCTGGTGGAGATGTATTTATAGGAGGTTTAAGAGTTAAAGCTGTTAATGGGGTAGACAGTTCTAAGTTGAAATTTAAAGGAAAAAAAAAGAACAATTAATAAAAAAATAAAAATATGAGTTTTAATACAGGGGGAAGTTTTCCCGCAAGTTTAGTTCCTTCTCAGACTAGACAAGCTCTTCACAGTAACTATCTAACTTTTGATGGTGCTGATGGTGGAAATTTTGCACAGCAATATTTACCAGAGCTTTATGAAGCTGAGATCGAAAGATATGGAAACAGAACAATTTCTGGTTTCTTAAGAATGGTTGGCGCTGAAATGCCAATGACATCGGATCAAGTAATATGGTCTGAACAAAATAGATTACACATCGCTTACAAGAAATGTCAAATTACTGGTGCTTCTGGACAAGCTGATGCTGATGTTCAGTTAAGACTTAACTTAGCTATTGCTCAACCTAGTACTGCAGCTGCTTCACGTAGAGGTGCTATTAGAGTTGGTAATACTATTTTAATGTCTGACGTTGCTACTGGTCTTATTGTACAAAAAGGTTTAGTACAAGCTGTAGGTTCACAAGCTAATGGAAATCTAGATAATATTGAAGTTAAGTTTTACGGTACTGCAACTAACTCTTTAGGAACTGCTGCTGATTCAGTTAACGTATTCGTTTACGGTTCTGAGTTTGGAAAAGGTTCTGTAGGGATGGAAGGTTCTATTAATCCAGAATTTACTCAATATGCTAACAGACCTATGATCTTAAAAGACAACTTCCAAATTAACGGTTCTGACACTGCTCAGATCGGTTGGGTTGAAGTTGCTACTGAAGATGGTCAGTCTGGGTACTTATGGTACTTAAAAGCTGAGTCTGAAACTAGATTAAGGTTTGAAGATTATTTAGAAATGGCAATGGTTGAAGCTGAAAATATGTATAATGCAAGTTATACAGAAGCTGGTAACGCTGTACAATATCAGTATGGTGGTGCTGGAGCTGCTCCAGGTGCTGCTATATCTAGTGACATTCAAGGTTCTGAAGGTTTATTCGCTGCTATCGAAGCAAGAGGTAATGTATACTCTGGTTTTGCTGGTGCTGCTGCTCCTGGTTCAGGTGCTTTAGCTGATTTCGATGAAATCCTTAAAAACTTAGACAAGCAAGGTGCTATTGAAGAAAACATGTTATTCTTATCTAGAGCTACTGCTCTTGATTTTGACGATATGATTGCTGCTGTTAACGGTGGATTTGCTTCTACTGCTGCTGCGTCTTATGGTTTATTTGAGAATGATGGTGATATGGCATTAAACTTTGGATTTTCTGGTTTCAGAAGAGGTTCTTATGACTTCTATAAAACTGACTGGAAATATCTAAATGATGCTTCATTAAGAGGATTAGACAAGGAGATCGATGGTGTATTAGTACCTGCTGGAACTACTACAGTTTACGATCAAATGTTAGGTTCAAATATCAGACGTCCTTTCTTACACGTAAGATATAGAGCTTCTGAAACTGAAGATCGAAGAATGAAGTCTTGGGTAACTGGATCTGTTGGTGGTGCTTATACTGACACTTTAGATGCTATGACTGTAAGTTTCTTATCTGAAAGATGTTTAGTAACACAAGCTGCAAACAATTTTGTATTGTTTAAAGGAGCTTAAATAGTATATAATGAGAGTGGCTTTTGTCACTCTCTTTATTAATCTTTAAATAATTAAAATTATGCCAAATATGATTAAATTCCCGTTGAAAAGTTCGGGTTCAAGTGCTCTTGCACCAAGGTATACTTGTGTTAACGTTGAAGATGTATTAGATGTACAGAAATCTGGAACATATTCAGAAACATTCCACATATGGTACAATGTACCAGGAGCGGATGCTGATGATGTTCTTAGACTATCTATAGACTATGCTCGTACTGACGATGATCCAATTATAACAAGTCAAGATGTAGAAAACTTGAAAAACATGATTCTAAGTGCTAATCAAAACCCGGCTTCATTGCCTGTGTTTGAATTGATTAGTGCTGCTGGTAAAAGTGCTAGCGATATTATTGAATACCAGGTAAACGGAGTTAATTTAAAATCCGAAAACTTACCGTCATAAATTTATAAATTATGAGTAATTATATAAAAATACCATTGGCGAGTAATCCTGCTAGATCATTTAGAAGTACAAGTATAACTATCGCTGGTAGTAGACTAGCTGGTGGTGGTACTATTGTTGCTGGAACTATTTCGGCTGCAGCTGCTACTTCAGTAGTTCCTGCTGGTGGATCTGCTGCTACATTTGCTATGACTGCATCTGGAACTGCTATTGCTGACGTAACATTAACTTGTGCTGCTATTGGAGAAGGTTATAAAGTAGGTGATGTAATCACCGTTGCTGCTATACCTGCTGATACTGGTAAAGCTAGTGCAACAGCTGCAATAACTTTTACAGTTACTGCTGCTGATTTAGCTGTTTCTTCAGGATCTGCTACTAATGAGTATGCAATGATACCAGTTGACAATATAGCTTGTGTTCACGAAGACAGCGCAACTTCAGTTGTTGTACAATTGAAAAAGATTGTTGCTGGTGGTAGTGGAACTGGAGATGGTCCTGTTATGCAATATGCTATAACAATGGATGATGTACCAGCCATATCAAAAGAACAATTATGGGCTGATGTTTCAGCTGCTGTAGCAAAAGCTGCGGGTGCTGAAAATTCACAACCTGAGGTTAAATTTACAAATGATGCTGAATGCTTATCTGTAGTTTTATCTTAAACTAAAAATATAAGGTCCTGTTTCGGCAGGATCTTTTTTAATTATTATATTATATATTATGGAAACAAAAGAAAAAAAAGCTCCAGCTAAAAAAGATAATTGGGAGTATAAAGATAGAAATTATTATTTACTAAGAGATAAAATGCCTCTTACTCATACTTTACCTAGTAGACACTCAAGAAAATACCCTTTAGTTTGGTTTGATCCAGAATCAGGTTATGAAAGAGAGTTAAGATACGCTACTAATCATAAAAGTGTATTTGTAGATGAGCAAAAAGGAAATGTAACATTATCTCATATAGTTTTTGAAATGGGACACTTAATGGTTCCTAAAGAAAAAAGAAATTTACAAGAGTTCTTAAGTAAACACCCTCATTTTAACAGCATATTTATTGAACATGACGCTGTAGTAGAGGCTGAAGATCAACATGATTATTTAGAAATGGAATTAATGGCTATGAACATGGCTTATGAAACAGATGTTGATAAAGCTGAGGCTATATTGAGAGTTGAAAAAGGTTCTAATGTGTCTAGTATGAGTTCTAAAGAACTTAAAAGAGATTTACTATTATTTGCTAGACAGCAACCTAAGTTGTTTATAGACTTATCTAATGATGAAAATGTAGTTATTAGAAATTTTGCTATAAGAGCAACTGAAGCTAGAATAATCATACTAGCGGAAGATCAAAGAACTTTTAAATGGGGAAGTAACGGCAGGAAGCTTATGAGCGTGCCTTTTGATGAAAACCCATATTCAGCAATAGCTGCTTGGTTTAAAACTGATGAAGGTTTAGAAGTTTATAAATCTATAGAGAAAAAAATAAAATAACAAGTGATTATAATAAAGGGGCTACATATTAGTAGCCTCTTTTTAAAAATATTTATAATGGGAATAAACGTAAATACGGTATATACAACAGTATTAAGTATCTTGAATAAAGAGCAGAGAGGTTATTTAACTCCCGACGAGTTTAATAAATTAGCTACTCAAGTTCAGCTAGACATATTTGAAAACTATTTTGAAGATTATAACCAGTTTTTACGTGGACCTAAAACAGATGTTGAGTTTGCTTCAAGAATGGATCATGTTTATGAAGAAATACAAAACTTTACAACGTCGGCAATAGCAAGTGCAAAAGCCACAACTGGAGGTATAACCACATACACTCAACCAGTAAAAAATGCTAGTAACAACATTAGCGCAGTTCATAGAATGGGTATAATAAATTATCAAGTAGCTAATGGATCTCCAGAAGTAGCTTTGATGAACAAAAGAGAATATACTCAACAAATGCTATCTCCCTTAACACAGCCTAGTTTAGACTTTCCAATAGGCGTTTACGAAAACAATAAAATAACGGTTTATCCAGCTAGTCCATATACTCCTGCTGAAGCTGATGTAATGTTTAATTATATTAGAAAACCTAATGATATTAGGTGGGGTTATACAGTAGGGTCTTTAGGCCAGTATATATACGATAGTAGAGATTATGATTCTACCGCAATAGCTTTAAGCTCATTAACTTCTTCTTCTAACTTTGGATCAGCTACGGCGAGTGCTGGCACTTATAATTTGTCACAAGGAAGCGGAAACACAAACTTTCAATATGCTGGAAATGGTGGCAATACTGGTACAGGTGCCACGATACAAGTTGTTGTGGTTGGAAATAATCCTGTA